AACCTGACTCAAGCCGAAGAACGCCTCCTCGTTTATGTGAGGACCAAGAATGCGGCCCACGATGCCGAAGCCAAAGCGCAGGGCTTCAGCTTCTGGACGAACGAAATCGAGGACATCGAATGGTATCGCGAACACAGGATTGCGAACCTCGATGATTATCACGCGTTCTGGCAGGAGGCCGACCGTCTGGAGAGCGAGAAAGAGGCGCGTAAGAACGCCTACTCCAACTAATCTGGTAGAGAACCCAACAACCCAAAAAACCAAAAGCAATGACCACGAACCTAATGCAAGCCAGCCGCCAATGGGCCAACCGCCCAGCCGACCAGCGTTTCAAGACGCTCTCGGATTTGCGGCACGCAGTTCACGAACGGCGCACCGCGTCCCGCTCCGTGGACTTGGATATCAACACCATCCACGCCGAGTCCCGTGACAACACGATCGTGCTCAACAGCGGAATCTCCGCTTGCGAACCCAGCCATTGGGCGTTCGGCCAGTTCTCCGCAATGATCGGTGCGCCCGCTCATTATCTCCGCAAGCTGCCGAGCGATCTGGCGGTGGCGTGCATCAACGATGGCATCAAGAAGTGCCCGCGCGAAGCGTCGAAGTTTATGACGGTTGTGGATCGGGACGGTCTGCGTCCGAACACGCTGCAGGCCGTGACCAGCCCGACCTACGGACGAATTTGGGATGCCGATTGCGTCGATGCGGTTCAGCGGATTGTGGACCGGACCAACGGTAAGTTCCACAACCCGCTCGCGTATGATCGGAACACCGGAGCGCCGGTCCCTTCTGGTTTGTATGCCTCCGACCGCGATGTGTTTATGTTTATGATCGACGGCGGGAGCCGCTTGGAAGTCGGGCCGCGCGCCAAGTTGAACCGTGGCTTCTTCGTGTGGAACTCCGAGACTGGCTCGAAGACGTTCGGTCTGATGACCTTCTTGTTCAACGAAGTCTGCGGAAACCACATCGTGTGGGGAGCGCAGAACATCAACAAGCTGGTGATCCGGCACAGCAAGAATGGGCCGACTCGATTCGACTCAGATGCCGCTCCGATGCTTCAACAGTATGCCGAGGCATCAATCGCCAACGATGAAGCTACCATCAAGCGGGCGATGGAACGGCTGCTTCCGAAGGGTGACGAGCTGGAAACACTCGTTGCGCCCTTCCGATTCACCAAGTTCGAGCTCCGTGAGGCGATGAACGCAGCCATCAAAGAGGAGGGTGAGTGCCGCACACTCTGGGATTTGGTGCAGGGCTTCACCGCATACGCGCGAGAGTTCGATTATGTGGACACCCGCATCGAACTGGAGAAGCGCGCCGGTCAGCTTCTGAATCTGGTGGCTTGAGGGTTCATCGAGCTCTCCCTACGGGGAGGGCTCCATTGAACTCTTATGCAGCCAGAACAACCCAACGAAGCCGTCCACACTCCGCTGTTACCAGCCGACCTTTCTCATTACGCGCGTTTGCTCGGACGACGAGGTGGTGCTATCAAGTCGGAAAAGAAAACGCTGGCAGCGAGAAAGAATGGTGCGCTTGGCGGTCGGCCCAAGAAGCCGCAGGCAGAGCCCATCAATGAATGAGATCGAGGCCCGCTTAGGGCGCCGGTTCCAGTTTGCGAAGCCAGATCGGTCTCCGATCTACGAGTGGGCACGACGCCATATCGTGCTGCCGGAATCCTATGCGACCGGCGGACCATTCAACGTTCGCATCACGCCGTGGCTGATACCGATCTTCGATGCGTTGCAGAATCCGATGATTCGCCGCGTCCACTTTCGCAAGGCCGTGCAGATCGGTGGGACGCTGGTAGCCGACATCTGGATTCCTTGGCTCATTTGCAACGATCCCGGCCCGATCAGCTGGACGATGCAGACCGACGAGATGGTGGAGAAGCATTGCAAGTCGCGGCTGAACCCTCTGCTCGAACGGTGCAAGCCGGTAGCCAAGCTGCTTCCCAAAATGGGACCGCAGCGCACGCAGACACAGGTTTACTTCGGTGGATTCTTTCTGACGATGAATCCGGCCAACATTTCCAACCAGCAATCGCAGTCGATCCGATACAAGGTAAACGACGAAATCTGGCTTCCGAAATGGCAGGACGTTTACGGTCACGCGATTGCGCGTGTCTCCAAATTTGAAGAGGTCGGGCGCAGCAAGATTTACAACGTATCGCAGGCTCCCGTGATGGATGCCGAGACCGGAAACGTCGAAGACCTATCGTATCGCAGCGGCAACCAGCAGGAATGGATGGCGGAATGTCCGTCGTGCCATAAACTGCACGAAGTCTCGTTCCTGCAGCGCGACGGCAAAGACGTTGTGGGTGGCGTCGTCTGGGACAAAAGCGCCAAACGCGACGACGACACGCTCGACATTCAACGAGCGGTTGAGACGTGCAGATTCCAATGCGTGCATTGCGGTCACCAGTCACCAGACGAAGAACGCACCCGCGCCGAGTGGCGTCGTACCGGACGCTTCGTAGCTACCAACGCTAGGGCACCAAAGGAGCTTGTCTCATTTCGCATCGAGGCGCTCGTAAGCCGACCGATGAAGCTACTCGTCGAAGAGTTTTGCGAGGCGCATAACCACGGTGTGCGGATTGGAGATATGACACCGATGCAGGAGTTCCGCACAAAGCGCGAAGCCAAGCCTTGGCTGATGGAGCGGCGCGTTCTGAACGTGTTTGTTCCAAAGGGTGATTTCTCGGTGATGGATTACGATAAGGGTCAGCCGACGCCGAACGAAGTGATCCGAATGATGGCTATCGACCGCCAGCAGGATCATTGGTGGGCTGAAATCGGTGCGTTTGCCACCGAGCCGGTACCGCGTTACCGCCAGTTGTTCTTCGGCAGGATCGATAGTCGGTCTGCGTTACGTCTGCTTCAGAAGCAGTACAAGGTGCCCGATCAATGCGTCGCACAGGATCGCGGGTATCGACCGTCCGATGTTGATCACGACTGCGCCGAGTTCGGATGGCGGTCGATGCGCGGTTACGGCAGGCGCACTTGGGCATTACGCGACGATGCCAGCAATCAGATCATCAACTTCCCATTCAGCGAGCCAAACGTGTCCGACTGGCGAGGCGGCGACGTGTATTTCTACAACTTTAGCGGCGACTACTTCAAAGACGTACTCCAGACGGCGCTCGAAGGTAAGGGAGATCTCAAATGGGAGCTACCGAGCGACGTTAATCCGTTGTATCTGGAGCACCTAAAGGGCGAGTCCAAGATCGAGGTGCGTTCTGGGGTATGGGAGTGGCGTGAGGTCAAACATAACGCGCCAAATCACGGTCTGGACACCTCTGCGATGCTGTTATGTATGGCGACGATAGCGAACGTGCTTCGGTACGTTCCGCCTAAGGAACTGGCCGCGTAGTCAAAAGCCTTTTGACGGACGCCGCCATTTCAAATGGCAGCGCTGTCCAATCCTTTTTTCGGCATCGATGTCGGTACGCTGAACACGCTAAAGACGAAGACGCTCGACGCCATCCAAGCCGTCCTGCTGAATCAGAGTTACAGTCTGAACGGTAAGTCCGTTAACCGCGCCGACCTCGATAAACTCAATATGATGCTCGGTCAGTTGCAGTCTGCGATTGACGATGCGAACGGCACCACCACGACGACCTCGTTCGTCTCGTTCAACGGATTTTGACGATGAGCAACCTATCCAGTTTCGACGCCTCTAAGGTCATCGCGGATCGTCCTTGGTACGAGCGGGCGCTCGAAGCCGTCGCTCCGAGCTATGCGCTCAAGCGGCTGGAAGCGCGTGTGCAGCGCGAACTGTTCTCGTACAATGCCAGCGTAACCAACCGGATTTACGCTCCGCGTACCTACGGTCAGCCGAGTGAGTCGGCGCAGACCACGCGCTCTCGCGTCGTGATGATGTGGGAAGCGCGTGAGCTGGTAGAAAACGTACCGCAGGCTCGGGCAATTTCGCGCAAGTTTGGGCAATTCCTGACGCCTACCGAATACAGCGCAGCTACCGGCGACAAGACGTACAACGCGCAGGTCAATGAGTTCTTCCACCAATGGTGCAAGCAATGCGATATCAGCGGGCGGCACAGTTTCCGTAAGCTGATCCAGTTGGCGTGCGAAGAGCGTCCGGTCGATGGCGACTGCGGCTTTGCCATCCGACGTTTCGACGAGGGACTCAAGATTCAGATGATCCCTGCGACTCGTATCGGCAACCCGAACGAGATCGGCGCGGAGGGCGACAACTATTTCCAAGGCGTCATCGTTGATGATTTCGGTCGTCCGGTCGCATATCGTATTTACCGCGTGACGCGCGAGGGTATCTATTTCGGCGCGGAGGACGTTCCTGCGTCCAGTTTCTGCCACTATTTCGATCCGTTCCGTTCGGATCAAATGCGCGGTGTGACCGACTTCCATTGCACGGAGCGGACGATCAGAATGCTCAATGAGATTCTGGAGGCCGAGAAGGCTGGTGTCCGCTTCGCTAGCCAGCAGGCCGCGCTGGTGTTCTCTGACCGAGGCAGCGCGAATCCTCGAAATCTGTTCACTCCCGGTCCGCCGAATCAGGTTTTGCCCAACGGGCAGGAGCAGCAGAACGAGTTCTCACAGATCGCTACCATCCGCTACTTCGGAACGGCGGACAAAGTGGAGGTGATGCCATCGCGCCCGTCCAATGCGTTTGCGGGATTCATCGCGCATCTGATGCACGAAATCTCCATCGGCACCGGCATCCCGCAGGGCGTTCTGTTTGGCACCGAGGACTACAGCGGACCCAGCGTCCGTGCAGAATTTGCCGCCGCCGACCGAGTGTTCACTCGGCATCAGGGCGTTTTACAAGATAAGGTTCTCGATCCGATCAAAAACGCGGTGCTCCTCGATGCGATTGCCCGACAGGAATTGCCGCCGCCTTCACTTCAGAGTGGCGAGACGATGGTGCAGGCGCTCCGTCGTGCCACCCGTGGCGAGTGGAGATTCCCGCCGAAGTTAACCATCGATGTTGGCCGCGAGTCCGCCGCAAATATGGCGGAAAATCGGCAGGGCGCAAAGTCGCTGCAGGAGATTGCGGCGCAGGAGGGCACGGATGCGTTCGCTCGACTCGATCAAATCGCTGCGGAGGCCGCGTACATTAAAGACCTGTCTCAGAAATACGACGTACCGGAAACGGCGATCCGGCTGGTCACCAGTTCGTTGCCCTCCACTCCTGCTGCCGCTGCCGCCGTCGGTGACGAAACCGCCGATAAGGCGAGCAAAGCGCAGAGCGAATCGATCACGCCGCAGAGTTCGGAGCCTGCCGATACGCAGCCAACGGAAGAAGCCACCACGGCATCGGTGCCGGATGGATTCATCGAGATCAACTTTGCCGACGACACGTATGTGCCGACAAAGGAAATGGCGTCGAACGCAAAGCGTGCGCTTGAAATTCGGGCTACCAAGCCGCCGTCGCAGCGCGGAATGACCGCTGTAGGATTGGCGCGCGCCCGCGATCTGCAGAATCGTAAGCCGTTGAGCGAAGATACCGTGCGCCGGATGAAAGCGTATTTTGACCGGCACGAAATCGACAAGAAAGGTGAAGGCTGGTCACAGCAGGGCAAAGGCTGGCAGGCGTGGATGGGATGGGGCGGTGATGCCGGTCAGACTTGGGCCAACGCAATCGTCGAGCGACTGAACGAGCGTGAGATGTCGGCCAAAACAAAGTTCGCGCAGGAGCCTGTGCCGCGCGCGCCCGCAAATCCTGTCACCGTAGCGGTGAAAGGTGAAGCTGCTAGCCCTACTGCTTGGCTGGACGCGCTCGTCGAATACCGGCGCAAGCTCGGGATGGAAATCGAGCACCGGAACCAGCGTGCGATTCAGGCGGCAGCGCCAGTTCTCGATAAGCCGCTGGTGCAGTTTGCTACGGCAGAAAAGTCAGAGAAACGCAGTTTGTCAGATGCAACAGAAGGGTAAGGCTTAACCAACAAATGGACACTCAGACCCAAATCGACAACCTCATCGAGCTCGCCATCGTTCAGCGCGCGGAGCTCAAGCAGTTGGTCGAGCAGCTTCCGCAACTGCGGGAGCACCTGACCTCGGAGATCGAAAAGACGTTTGAGGCGGTCGAGCCCGAGCTGCGGCAGGAGCTCGAAGAGTTCTTTGCGCGCAAGACGGAGGAGCGCGTCGATCTGTTGCGAGGTGAGGTGTCCGAGCGTGTGAGCGAGATGCTTAAGTCGCTGGAGCTTGCGGCGGCT